TTTGTCGTAAACTCCAATGTTCGCTCTATGGATTTTTGTTTTAAGGTCTATTAAACCTTCTTCCAATGTCATTATGTTAGACAAAGCATCAACTGTTGAGTAAGGTCTAACATTACCTTCATCAACTGAGTTGTATGCGTATACTTTTTTAAACTCATCCTCGATTGCTTTAATCAATCTATTCTTTTCTTTTAACGCTTGTTTGATTGTCATATTACTTTCATTTAATTTACTCTATAATCATATGGAATTTATTTTAAGCTGTCAATAGATATTCTCGTAAATTTTTAATTCTTTCTTCAAAAATATCCAAGAATAAATCACGAATCTCAATTATTATTGACTCATCTTTAATTCTGAATAAAGTTTCTAAATAAGTAATTAAGTGATAACCTGCAGGCATTCCAAAATTCCAAGAATATTCTTCCAACTGAAGTTTTAAATAATAATCCCTATTCACATCACCTTTTAAAAATGGATATTCAATCTTGAATTGGATGAAGTTAAGACCTTCGTAATTTACGACCAACTTTGTCTTATCAACAAGTAATTCAGCTAACTTATGTTTACCTTTGTTATCCATAAAACAAAGATATAAAAAAACCCCAACTTTTTAAAATTGGGGTAAAAATTAAATACTATGAAAAGTTTATTATTCCAAGAATTTCAACTTATAAATAGTCGAATAAATCAATTCCTGAACTGTATCTATCTGATTTTGGATATAACTTTCTTTAACTGACTTTCTTGAACCTTCAATTGTCTTATCCAATTTCAGTAAGTATTCAATAGCACTGTTAACACTAGTATAGTTATCATAACCATCACACTTGTAGTCCTCAACAATTCCGTGTTTACCTTGATAAGATTCAACCAACCCATCAAACAAATCAACAACACCGTCATAATAATCATTTAAGGCTTTATGAACCGCAAACGATTTAGTTTGTAAATGATATATATGTATTTGTGTTCTTGAATGTAAAATTCCAGATACTATATCAACAAATGACCCATTAACTTTATCCTCAGATTTTTTAATGTTAACATCATTATTTTCTTCTTCTTGTTCGAATATTCTTCGATTCATTATTTCTTTTTTTGTGAAAACTTTTTCCATTTTATAAACTTTTATTTATAAATATATTGAATAATCTTATTTACCGTATTTGGCATTTAATATTATACCATCGGAATCAAGTTCTGTAACTGTAATAAGATAAGTTTCATGTAACTTATTACTTAAAATGTCCTTATCACTTGTTTGTAACACATATCCTTCAGTAATACAGGTAATTTTCGCCTGTTCCAAAGTCATACCTTTAATACCTTCAGGTATATCTAATTTAAATCGTTTCTTTTTCATTTATATTTCTAAAATAACTTCTAACTAGTTTACCTAAATCCATATCATTTGGGTTATTCTTAACCATTTCTTTGACCTTATTACGTTCTTCAATAACATAACTCAGTATTTTCTTCAACTCAAGGTCTTTCTCTTCATCAATAAGAAATTTACCTTCGAAATAAACATCTAATTTTTTAATTTCATTTTCCATATTATATATTTTTAGTTATTAAATCTTTATCGTGTATCGTAACACCACTACCCTTACAATAATCCTTAATTTTGATTTCTAATCCTGATACGTCTTTATAAGATAATATACCTTCGTTTTCAGGAGAATAAACATTATCAACCAAATATTGAACTACCGTATCATAACCCATCGTTACGAATCCGTGTGCGTAACCTCTAGGAACTATTAACTCATCATTAGATTTCATATTAAACATATGTAATTTCATATACTCAGGAGAATCCTTTCTAATATCAACAACAAAGTCAATTATACTACCTGTAATCACTTTAATTAGTTTGGCCTGAGCAAACTCCCCAACTTGGAAATGCAACCCTCTTAGAGTATATTGTGTGGGGTTAACACTAATGTTTGATTGTAACCAATCCTTCTTTAAAATATCTCTGATGTTATCATCATATTTTAACGCTAATGGAGCAAACACCCCTCTATGGTCTCTAAAAACCTGATTACTTATAAGTTGAACGTATTCCATAAAAAAACCTTTATCTAAAAATAAGATAAAGGTTTTATACTATCAAATTTTTATTAACTAAAAATCGTCACCAAATTCAATATCATCATCTTCCACCTCATCATCATAATCCTCCTCATCATCTTCATAATCTTCATCATCCTCACCCTCACCTTTAGTTTCATTCATTAAGAAATCAAACACTTGGTCCATATTGTTTTTTGCTTCAGCAATATGGTCCTGAGCCCAATCGTGACCGTTTTCTAATATCTCACTAATAGTTTCTTTATCCATATCCAATAACATTTCACATTGTCTTTTCATTTGTTCTAAATTACTAAAGAACATATAACGAGAGTTGTCGTGATTCCCACCTTCATTAATGTTATTTTTTAATCTTTTAACTAAAGTTTCTAATTGTTTTTCATTTATAATAATTGTTCCCATAATACCTTTTAATTATAAATATATCTAAATTAAAAAAGGGAGACCGAAATCTCCCTTTGGGGCCGTAAAGGCACATCCACCACTTTGTTATACGACACAAAGAAACGTTATTCGTTTATATATGTAGGTATAGATTCCTTAACAGTTTCTTGAGCCACTTGCTCAATTTTGTCTTTATTGTCTTTACTATCTGTAAAATATTTCTTTAACGAAATGTAAGTGTAAACTACACAAAAACAAAGTAACCCTATTATTAATTTTAAAATTACTTTCCAAAAACGAAATATTAAATATCCCGCAGTTCCAATAATCGTTAACATTGTTAGTGTGTGAGCGTCCATAATGTAAGTGTTTTAGTTTGTCTTACAAATATAATCAAAATATCAATTACACAATAACATTCTATAATTATTTTTTTGTTTATGGTAACGACATTGTTGTCGTTACCATAGGTTGTGTTGATATAATTATTTGATGTTCAAGAATGTTCCTGTTCCACCTGCAACTGTTGAAGGTAATTCACCATTCCATTTCTCAATTTTCTTATATTCAACATACAAAGGTGTTAACTTTTGTTGTGTTAAATCCATCGCTCTTGCCTTAGCGGATGCGTTGATGACAGTCTCTGCGGAGTCAGCTTTTGCAACCGCAACTTTACGTTGACCATCAGCCTGTGCTGCGATTGCCTGTTGTTTAGACGCTTCAGCTTGTTGGATAGCCCTTGTTTTTGCGATGATAGATTCTTGTAATGCCTCAGGAGGTGTAATGTTAGTTCTCAACTGAGATACGTCAAACCATTTAATCAATCGTTTATTACATTCGACAACGATATTAGATTCGAAGTTTTCACGGTGGTTAAAGATACTATCAACTGACCAAGTATTTGCTACGTCATTCACCGCTCCAACGATTGCGTTTTTCAACCATCCTTGTTCAACCTCTTTAATCGGTAATCTCAAGTTTTGGAACATATCCCCAACTGTATTAGATTTTAATTTATAGTTAAATGTTGGATTAATTGTTGTTGTAAATCCACCCTTAGTGATAACCATTTGGTCACCATACTCAATGTGTTGTTGGAATACTGGAAACTCATACATTGTTTCAGTCCAAGTGTTATAAATCACCCAACCTGTTTTATATTCATATTTTGACACACCACGAGCATCACCTGTTAAATTAACTTTAATACCAACATTACCTGTATCAACTCTTTCAGTTGAAAATGGTTGAACTAAAGAAATGATGATACCTAACACACCAACTATAATTCCATTTCTTAAACTCACAGTATCGTCATTTGAGATACCTTTAAAAATCATCACACCTGCGATAATCAAACTCACTACTAATAAAACAATTGTAATCATTCTTTTTCTTCTTTAAAATTAAATAAATTTATAAAATATTTGGCTATTGTTTTTAATTGGAACACAGTGTAAAATAACCCAAAAAACACTGTAATCATTTGTAAAAACACCGGACACTCTCGACTGATAACATATTCAAATATTACAGTAAGGACACTGATGTAGACAATTGTAGAGGCTAATACCAACCAACCATTACTACTTAAATTTAACCAACTTTTCATTTCATAACTCATAGATTTTTAATTGTTAATAAACATAGACATTAGATTTTATATTATCAATTGATTTTGGTCATCCAAAGATAATATTTAGTATCATTACTTGACCCAGGTGTTATTTCACTAAATCTGATTCCCATAATGTAACCACTCACAATATTACTATAATATACAGTTCCTGTTATATTACCCCAATAAGAACCATTTAATGTTAAGTTAAACCCACCACCTGTGTAATAAAATGAATATTTAAAAGTTGCTCGAGTATTATACACATATTTTGAGTTTGATATAAACTCCAATGTATCGTTAATTGTTGTTGGATTACCAAATTCACCAATTCTAACTTGACTTATCACCCAAGTTTGTCCCACCAAATCAATTGTCGTATCTTTAAGAGTATCAGTAACATTAGGTGCTTTGATAGTATCATTAATAGTATCAGTAATTGTTGATGGTATAATTATTGGAACATTTGTTATTGGTTTAGGATTTTCTTTAACACAAGATGTTATACCGATAACAACTAATAAACTATAAATTATTTTTTTCATATTATTATTTTTTATTTTGTAACTAATGCTTCGATTTTACTTTTAACGTGGTCAGATGATGTATACTCAGTCTTACCTGTTTTGATAATTGAATCAACCAAATGTTTAAATGGAACGTGAACTAAAAAGTCAGTTCCGTTGAAGAATGTTAAATCCTCTTTCTCAACTAAACACCCGTGAATCGCTTTAAGAAATAGTTTGAACTGTGTTGCATCTATAAATGTCTCATTTAATACAAGTCCAAACTTTTCGTGTTCTATTTTAATGTTATGAAAACTATTAATCACCATATCTCAAATTTTAAATGTTCAACAAATATACTAATTTTCTACGTTCTTGTGTTTACTCTTTCTGTAATATTTTTTCTTATTACGATATACGTTTGGTCTTGTCGCCATTAAAATCTCTTGTTGTGTAATCTCTATTGTTTTCATCGTTCTTTATTTTTATCAAATATACTATTATTTTACAATTTCACAAAATTTAAATGAACCTTCGTTAGCAATATAATATTCAAAAACAAAATTAACCTCATCACCAACTTTTAAATTCTGTTCTGTGAATGGGTCAAGAATATTATATTCATAAAATGTTTTATGAAACTCACCTGTTCTATCTTGTCCAAATATTTTTTTTGGTGAATGTCGAACCATTAATTCACCATCTTGGTGGACTATCTTACCTTTCAATATCTTTGTCATAAACCTCGTTTTAAATCTCTATTTATATCTCGTTCTTTAATAGAATCTCGTTTATCCCACAACTTCTTACCCTTAGCCAACACAATTTCCATCTTAATCAAACCGGTTTCGTTACGATACAATCTATATGGAACTATGGTTAAACCATTAATCAGTTCGTTCTCAAGTTTACGTAATTCTTTTTTCTTCATTAACAACTTACGTTCCCTAATTGGTTCGTGAGCATATGACACATTTGAACTAGCAATGTTTAACCCTTTAATATATAACTCACCATTCTTAAAGTAACAATACGTGTCAGTCATTGAAACTTTTGAATCACTGATTGATTTAACTTCAGAACCCTGAAGTTTAACCCCAACGATAAATGTTTCAATGAAAAAATATTCAAACTTAACTTTCTTGTTTACTATGTTCACCTTAGATTTCATAGTAACAAATATAGTTAATTTTAAATTACGACAAAACTTTTTTGATTAATTCGTATAATTCAGGTGTAGTTTTTTTAGTATCAATTTCATCTAATGAGAAATACTTACACTCACTATGTTCTTCACCATCTTTAGCATTATCTAAATCAGGTTCAATAGTTTTTTTAGTTTCGTGTAAATAAACATATACTAAACCTTTACCTGTTCTGGATTTTAATAATCCAAGTAACCTCACGTTACTGATTTTAACATCAGTTTCTTCTAAAAATTCTCTACGAGCCGCATCAAGTGTACTTTCACCTTTTTCAACGTGACCACTAGGAAATGACCATACGTTTGGTAAAGAACATTTAGAACATCTTTTACATAATAAAACCTTATCACCTGATTTAACTAAAATACCCGCATACATATTCATATAAAATAAATATTAAAAAAAATCAATATATTAATTGTAGGAATGAGAATTATTATTAATTTTATAAAAAAAACACAGAACGATATGAAAAAAGATATTAAAAAAATTGTTGGTATTATTGGGTTAGTATTTTTATTATACGTTATCGTAAAAAAAGACCACGTATACTACTTACCATTTAACATCCCTGGTAATCAAATGGCAATCACAATACCACCATTTGGGATGTTTATTGAAGGTCATTTGAAAGGCAACGATGAATTAGTTAGACACGAACAAGTTCATTGGTCACAATACGAAAGAATGGGATTCTTCACTTTCTACGCAACATATTTTAAAGAATACTTCACATACGGTAATCGTTTTGACGGTCCAATGGAAGTTGAAGCTAGAAGATTAAGTAAAAGATAAAAATATTACAAACAATTCTTACTCTTAACAAAATTATTAACTTCCTTTAGATAACCAAATGACGTTAATTTTTGAAAAATATAATATGGAAAATAATTTTTTACAACACTGTTTTTATCAACTTTTAAAATAAATTTAGGTTTACTGTCATAAGGTTTATACAAACCATTTGGGCTATCACAAGGTGCTAAATATTTTGAATTATTTGTTTTACAAAACCATTTATTATACTTTTCGTAACCCATATTATAAGACACTATTGAAACATCTAACGCGGCATTACCTGTTGAATTTGGATTAGTAACTATTTTACCATTAACATTTATCACTGATGGTTGTGTTGTTGAATAATATTTTTTGTTAATATTATATAGTTCCATTAGGTATTTTGTTGTTGCAAATAATGAACCTGGTATTGTCATTAACTCTTCAATATCAACACCAAATCTTTTAGCAATTTCAGGTTTCATTTGAGATACACCCATACTAGGAACCCAATTTTGTTTATTATGAAATACCTGCATTGTTTTTTGTAACGCAGATTTAAATTCGGGACTATATTCTGACAATTTGTTCATCATATATTCAAACGGTGCTTTAGAAAAGTATTTTCTAGATGAACCAAAATCAGATTCTCTTTTTAAAATACCTAAACCGTATTTTATAAAAAAAATATTTAATTTTTTAGATAAAACATATTCCACAGATGATGATAATATAGGACCTAAACAAGGGTATTTTATTTTAGTAACTGTTTTATTAGCAAAATTTAATGGGTCATCATCAATAACTTCATTAACATATTTTTCTTCAAGAATTAAATTACATTTTGTAATATGGTTTTTTTTACCACTCATAATATTATCATCTTTTGTTACATTTACAATTCCCCATAGGGATGACTAACTTAGTTTTAAACCCAGGATATCCCATATTATGATATTGAGCAAAAAATTCTTCTAAACCCGCAGCAACACTTCTTCCTGTCGCTAAAGATATTAACGATTTAAACAAACCCATCGTTTGATTTTTAATTATACCAAAAAAACTATTAGTTTTTAAATGTGGTTTAGCTTCCAAAATATTATCAAAATTATAAACATCATCAATAACCCAACTGTTACCTGAAGTTTTTACCGTACTCGAACCTATAGTTAATATTAACTCCCGTATATTTGTAGGTTGTTCATTGTAAGTAAATGTGGTTTTTTGATAACTAGGTGATTTAGGATATTTAATCGTATAATCATCATAATGTAATGAATTTTGATTTTTTAAATTCTTTCGATTAACACCAACCCATTTATTAGTATCACAAGTTTTTTGTAATTTAGATTTATTACATAAAATATCTTGTAACGTACTAATATTTGTTTGTGATAAAAATTCATTAGTTAATGGTGTTTTAGACTTAACCATAAATTTAATTGCAGCCCTAAAATGTAATGGTTGGTCAGAACCAACTTTAGTATATTCAGACTCAATGTTTTTTACCAATTCATAATTTTTCTTATTTCTAATACCCGCAGAGTACATAATTGAATTAGACTGTGTATCAATCAAGTGGTCAGGTTTTTGTTCAACCAAATACCTTTTTTCAATTATTAAATTTGTTTCTAATATGTGTCTTGATTTACTACTCATAATATTATCATCTTTTGTTATATTTATAAATATGGTAATAAGTGTAAATGATATCGACTTTAACGTAAAAATAATGATTACCCCCAAGGATAAATCAAACGGTATGATGGGGAAAAAATTCACATCACCAAATCAAGGTATGTTATTTTTAATGGATAATGCTGACCATTGTTTTTGGATGAAAAATTGTATCATTAATTTGGATATTATTTTCATTAAAGATGGTCGTATATCAAACATCCACCACAATTGTCCTCCTTGTAAATCAAAAGATTGTGGAAACTATTGTGGTGAAGGTGATATGATATTAGAAGTTAAAGGTGGTACGTGTAAACGTTTAGGAATTAAACTTGACGATACCATTGAATTTTAACCTTCGTTGATTTTATTTTGAAGAACTCTTACGAATTCATTTTGAATCATTTTAGTGAATTTAACATACGGAGCATCTTCTTCCGTTTTTTGATAACCTCCACCACCAGATTTTTCTTTCTTTTGTGATGGTCGGCCTAAATAGTTTAATCCTGAGATATTCGTTATACATTTATGACCACCACTGTTTGCTAAAATAACATCCCAAGCTTTAATTGTTACGTTAATAACATCCCAAGAGTCAACAGTATATGTTTCCAACATTTCTTTTTCCTCATCATTTAAACTTGAATACGGTTTTTCCATAATTTCACTTAACTTAGTCAAAAGTTCTCTACCGTTTTTCATTTCAAGAAAGTGATTACCATAAATCGCCACAAAATCTTTAAACGTAAACCCAACGGATTCAGGACCTACCGATGTTTCAGAAACCCATTTAAGTGTTGATAATGGTATTTCTTTTTGTTTTAATTGTGTTTCCCATTTAGATAATACTTCATCTTTGATTTTACCTAAATCAATACCTTTTAACGCCCTTTCTTTCTTAAAAGGATTACAAGATGCTTGAACCAATCCTAACGGCCAAGCAATTACTATGAAGTCAGCTTCAGGGTTATTTTTAAATGGGGTATATCTATCATAAGAACCCGGCTTCATCATATTACCACCACCATATTGAACAATAACATTACCCAATACTTTTACGTTTGGATGGTTTTTCATCGACTCAATATAGTTCTCTTGGTTTTTCTTTAATTGTTCAACAGGTGCATAACCTTTTTCCACCATAATACGTTTGATATTATGTAGGATGTTCAATAAAGATGGTGTTGATTTCATAACCAACTCTTCCAAGAATCCTGGTTTGTTTTTGAACGCTAACAATAATTTGTTACATACAAACCCCATCGCCATTTTGTTTCTTTGTATTGACTTATTTTTATCTATCTTAAATAAATAATTAATCACCTCATCAACTGATATGTCTTGAGGTGCAAAGTTCGCTGAGTCAACCGTTGAAATTAACAACAAATCATCACTTGGGAATAATTCTTTAGGTGAAATAGTTTGTGAAATTGTCTCAACATTTGAACGTGAAGATTTGAAATTTGTTGCCGTTTTATCATCAACCCCCGCTTGAGTATCGTGGTGGTCAGTATGGATAACGAACATTGGTTTCCCGTGGGCAAAATCCACTAACACAGGCATAACATCACCACTTCCTTCAGGTTTCTTAATCGCCCATTCTTTATCACCGTATTGAATCACCTCACAGTCAACTGTTTCAATCCCGTATTGTGCCAAGTATTCTTTCATCGCAATCGCAGTTGTTACACCATCCAAATCTTGATGAAAATAAATTTTAGCCATTTGATATCTATCAGCAATTTTATTAATATCACGAATACCAGATTCAGTTATCATTCTTTTGATAACTTCAGTTAATTCAGACTCTGTTAATTGTACTACTTTTCTCATTTAATTATATTATGATAATATTGATTTAAAAAACATATCAAAAAGATTGTTTTTAAGTGAATCACCATTATCCATTGATTCATCACCACTTTTATTTTTTTCGTCATCAGTTATTTGAACATTATCCGCTAAACTTGGGTCTTCACCAAAATCTGACAACCAATTTTTTTGTCCAACTTTAGAATTCCCATAATCCGCAAGTTCTTCAGGATGGTTTCTAATAACATCTTCAGGGTTTGATTTAGTATCCGCAATACCAATCCAATCCAAAAAACCTAAATACCATTTAGTTCTTCTCATTAAAGACCTTGTAGCAGCATTACCAAATAATCGAGGAACACCAGCCATAAATTTAGAATAAAGTGAAAACTCTTTTGAACCCCACACCTTTAAAAAATTAAACCATCTGCGTCCACCAAAATCTCTAAATCCTCTGAATGTAGTTTTTAAACCTTCTTTTTCCGCAGCACTCATTGTCTTACCAACGGCACTACCTAATTTAGCGGAAGAACCCGCATTTTTAAATAATTTAATATAATCTTCAAGTAATGGAATTACTCTCTTAACTAACGGTATTTTACCAACACTATTCCTTAAAACTTCTAACAATTTTTCACCCCATGCAGGTGATTCAGTTAAAAATTTCATTAACTTAGGTTCATCTTTAGCAATTTTCGCCATTTTAGCTGCATTACCAACCTTAAACGCCAAATTAAACGCCCTAAAACTTTGACCACCAAATTTCGCCAACCCAATAATAGGTTTTGCAATCAAATCACCAAAATAAGGAAACACCGAAATCCAAGATAATATAGCAAATAAATGGTCATCTTGTTTCCAATAATCAATCCCATTATATAAATCAATCGCACCTGTAGGGTCAAAAATACCCGCAATATCTAACGCAGTATTAAAACCTGTTGCCTCATTAATCAATTCACCCTTCTCAGGATAAACATATTTTAAAAATTCAACAATGAATTGTTTCTCATTTTTAGTGGTTTTAAAAATTCAACAATGAATTGTTTCTCATTTTTAGTGGATGTTAACCAACGTTTATTTATGTATTTAATTTGTTCTTCTTTAATAATACTTCTTATTAAATTTTTATATTCATTTTTTTCTATAGATACGAGTCCCATACTATTTTTTATTATAAATATTATGAAAACAAAAAAAGGGGGATTTTTACTCCCCCTTTTCGAATTCTAATTCTTGTTGTTTCTTTTGTTCAACAAATCCTTGGACTCGTTTCCATGCTATCTCAGCATAATTTGGTGATAATTCAATTCCCACCCATCGTCTATCCAATGTTTCAGCTGCAACCAAACTTGTCCCTGAACCTGCGAATGGGTCCAATATAACATCATTTTTATATGATAATATTTTTATGGCTTTTGTTGGAATGTCCATAGAGAAAGTCGCCTTAGTTAACGATTTAGTGTCCGCAAAATATTTCCACTGACCAAACACCAATTCCATAAACTCTTTCTTATCCATTTCATCATAGACAACTTTTTTCTTAACTGTTCCATCTTCTTGTTCAATCTCAGTTGGTGTTCCTTTCCATTGTGGTTCACCTTTAACTGTTTTAATATGTTTGTGTTTGTATGCTAATATAACACACTCCTTTGGATTATATATGTAAGGACTTGAAGGTGACATCCAACTTCCCCAAGCCGTAGTTTTACTTCGATGAGGTGAATCTTCTTCAAGGTCTACGATACCAAAGAACTTAAACCCAATTCTTTTCATTACCTGATAAACCTCAGATACAAAAAATATT